CCGCGCCCGGGGCGCCCTGCCGGGCGCGCAGGGGCGCGCGCGGGGCCGCTGGACAGGGCGGGCGCCTCGGTGAAATGGAGGATCTCGTCCCACCCCTTGATGACCCACTCGATGGCGCGCTGGATCGCCTCCCACTCCTCGCGGAGCTCGTGGAGGTAGCCCTGCGCGGTCCCGACGCCGAAGAGGCTGTCGATGAAGCGCCCGATGGCCGAGTCCCCGCCCTCGATGAAGGTGATGAGGTCGTCGAAGATCAGCACGAGGGCCGTGACGACCCCCGCGACCTTGAGCAGCGGCACGAGGACCGGCGCCCACGCGACGAGGACCGCGACGCCGGCGGCGGCGCCCACGATTCCGAGGGCCCCGAGGGCGACCTCCACGACGCGCGAGCCGCGTGCCATGCGCGCGAACCACCCCGCGACGCGCGCGAGCTTCTCCGTCACCCACGTCAGCGCGGGCATGAGCCCCACGGCGATGACGCTGCGCACGGAGTCCGTCGCGAGGCGCATCCGGGTCTGGGCGAGGGAGAACCGCCGCGAGGCCTCGACCGCTTCGGGGAGCACGCCGCCGCCGAGGGCCTCGAGCTCCTCCCGCGCGCTGCGGAAGGTCCCGCGCCCGCCGCGCAGGACCTCGAGCATCTGCCGGGCGCTCGACCCGAAGAGCTCGGTCGCGAGGCGGAGGCGCACCGCGGGGCGCGTGACCTTGTCGAAGCGGTCCGCGAGGTCCGCCAGCACGTCGTTCGTCGCCCGCACGCGGCCCGAGGTGTCGCGCGAGCGCACCCCGAGGCGCCAGAGCGCCCCGACGGGCCCGCCCGTGCGGCTCTCGATGGCGCGCAGGCCCTCCGCCAGGGTGTTCAGCGCGGCGGTCGTCGCCTCGGCGGAGACGCCGGCCCGCTCGCCGGCGAGGCTGACGGTCTGGAGTTCGGTGGTGGTGACGCGCGCGGCCCGCGCGGTCTCCCGCAGCGCCATCGCGTCGGAGGCGAAGGCGCGCGCGAAGAGGACCGCCGCCGCGGTCGCCGCCGCGAGGGAGCCCACGACCCGCAGGGAGACGCTCTGCACGAGCGCCCCGAAGGCGCCCATCTCGTCGCGGCTGATGCCGACCTCCGCCGACAGCCGCGCGAACCGCGGCGAGAGCCGCGACAGGGAGGCATGGAGCTTCTCACCGCGCGCCCGGTCCATGCCGGCGCGCATCGCGGCCATGCGGTCGCCGAAGGTCTTTGACCCGCGCTCGACGGCGTCGAGGTCGACCTTCCCCCGCAGGGACGGGAAGGTGCGGACCTTCTTCGCCGCGCCGTCGATCTTCTTCTGCGCGTCCGCGAGCTGCTTCTCATCGAGAGCAACCCCGAACTCCGCGAAGACCTCCCGCAGTGCGTCACCGGCCATCGCGCTTCCTCTGCTCCTGCTCCGCGTCCTCGATCGCGTCGAGGACTGCGTTCGCGCGCCACACGTCCGCGAGGCTCCATTCCGTCTCGATCACGTGGAGCGAGTCGGAGTAGCGGCGCGACACGGCCACCCGGTGGATGGGCCACGCCACACCGTCGGGGATGCGCAGCTCTACCCCTTCGCTCCGGCCCGCGCCGCGCCCTCGGTCGGGAGCGCCGCGAGCCACTGCATCAAAGGGCCGAAGTTCACCTCCAGGGCCATGCGCAGCCACTGGAAGAGGGCCGCGTAGTCCGCGGCGAACTCGACGTCGAAGATGTCCACGAGGCGCGGCTTCATCGCCTGCCCCTGCGGCCCCGTGCGGTGCACGAGGGTCGACTCCGCGAGCGGCCGGTAGATCGCCTCGAGGTCGTCCTCCGACGCGCGGGCGAGGACCTCCGCCGCGACCTCGCCGACCGCCGACGTGAGCTCCGCGGGCTGCCCCACGAGCCCCGCGAGGGGCCCGAGCACCTTGCCGATCCGCAGCATGAGCTTGACGCCCTTGCCCGCGGGGAGGGGCGTCACCTCGAAGGTGCGCCCCGCGATGTCCCGGACCTCCGCGTCACGCATCGGTCAGCCTCACAGCGCCGTGCCCGCGGCGAAGGTGAAGTCCGCGTCGGCGCACTCGATCTCCCACTCCACCATCCCAGCCTCCTTGCCGCGGCCCGCGGCGGGGAGCTTGCGCACCCACGCCTTCGTGGCCTCGACCAGCACGGAGCCGTTCCGGTCGCGCAGCGAAAACGGGCCCGCGAGCCCCGAGACGTAGAGCGCCTGGAGCACCGCGTTGCGCGACGAGGTCGGGAGCAGGGACACCTTCACGTTCGCGCGCTTGTCCAGCACCTTCGTGCGGATCACGGAGCCGTCCGCGCCGACCTTCGTGACCCACTGCTCGGACGCGGGCTCCACGGTGATGAAGTCCCCGTCGGCCTTGCCGCCGGAGAGGATGTCGAGCCCGCCGAGGGAGGAGTCGACCTGCGACGGGTCGTAGCTGGTGATTTCGTTCGCCATGATCGGTCCCCTCGCGGATCAGGCCGCGACCGTCCCGGTGATGTTGACCGCGTGGATGGCGCCCGCCATCGTCGCGTTGAAGCTCACGCCCGAGAGCACCCGGGTCGCCTTCGTCGCGGAGCTCACGTCCGCGGCCTTCGGCGCCGACGTGGTCCAGCCCGCCGCGATGATCCCGAGGTTCTCCGCCTCCTTGAGCTGCGCGCGGACCTCCGCGTGAACGCGGTTGATCCCCTCGTCCGTGTAGGGGACCTTCGCGTCCGTCGCGGCGACGAGCACGCCGAAGACCCGCTCCCGCAGGCGCGCGCGGAGCCAGTCGAGGGCGATGATCACGTCGAGCCACTCCCCGCCGGCGACCTTGCCGCCGAAGGTGACCTTGCGGCCCGCGGCGACCTCGAGCAGCGTCCCGTTCTTCGCGAGGATGGCCGACCGCTGCGACGAGGTCAGCGGGTACGACGGGATCCCCACGAGCTCCCGGTTCGCCGCCGTCACGGTCCCGGGCGCGTACCCGAGGATCGAGCCCGCGAGCGCCGCGGCCTCGCCGTAGAGCCCCACCGTCGGGTGGTACGGGACGGCGGTGCGGAAGTACCCCGCGTCCTGCACGTCGTACATCACGTCGGTGATGCTGTCGGCGTCCGTGCAGCCGGTGTCCGCGCTCTGCGCGAGGAGCACCTTCTCCAGCGGCTCCACGATCGCGGCGAGGGCCTCGATCTCCGCGCGGCTGTTGGAGTCCAGCAGCACCGCGTACCAGTCGTCATCCTCGGCGCGGATCGCCGTGATATCGGCCGAAAGCCCGGGGTCCGCCGTGCGGTCGTCGATGTCGAGCACGCCCGCGCCCGTGACCTCGATGCCGGCGAGGTAGCCCGCCACGTTGGTCAGCGTGACGTGCGTGGTGTCGTCGCTCGCGGTGATGGGCGCGCGCACGCCCATGGTGAAGGTCCCGCCCGTGCCCGACTGCGCCGGGATCGTCACGCTGGTCACCCGCGCGAAGAGCTTGGAGCCCGCGACCGTGGCGTTGCCGCCGTTGGGGATCGCGAAGGTCTCGGTGATCGTGTTCCCGTCGATGTCCTTGCCCGTCGCGGTCGCGGTCGTCGCGTCCCAGTCGGCGTGCGACGAGAACGTGAGCGTGAGGCGCCGCGAGGGGCTCAGCGCGCGGTAGCCCGTCGCGCCGTCGAGGTCCGCGCCGGAGAGCGTCTGCGACGAGGCCGACGACGCGCCCGTCGCGATGATCGCGTCCACGTCCGCGAGGGCCGCGACCGCCGCCGTCAGCCCCGCGGTGATCTCCGCGACGGTCGCCGACGAGTCGCTGGTGCAGCTCGCCTCGAGCCCGTCGACCTCGATGGTGTACGCCGTCGAGTTCGTCGCCGTCGGGGTCAGCCGCACGGTCTGGGTGAAGGCGTTGGCGCGGCGCCCGACCTTGATGCGATCGGGCGGGTTCGGCTGCGACCACAGCGCCGACGCGAGCTTGTACGCCGCGTCATCGGCGGTGAAGGCGTCGCCCTGCATCTCGGTCAGCGAGGCGTACTCACGCACGCGGTCCGAGGTCCACCGCGTGTGGTACGCGAGGATGAGGGCCGTGCTGAACCCCTGCTGGGTCACGGCGCTGGAGACGCGGGTGATGGAGACGGAAACGATGTCGCGCAGGCTCATGGGATCGTCCCTCCAGGGGCGACGGTGTCGGGAAGCGGATCCCCGGACGCGCCGGGGACGGTGCTCGCGTAGTCCACGGACTCGATGAAGCTCGTGGTGTCGTCGGCGGTCGACGTGTAGGCGCTCGTGGCGTTGAAGCGCGCCTCCGCGATCGCCACGGAGGCCCATCGGCCGTCAATCTTGCGGTCCGCGATGCGGTAGCTCTCGACGCCCTGGAGCCCGAGGTTGACGGCGCGCAGGGCGGCGACGCTGCCGGGCATCCTGCACCGCTCCACGAGGCGCCGCGCGAGGGCGGGGGCGTTCGCGCCAGGGCGCTGATCGATCGACACGACCTGCACCTGCAGCACCTCGGCGGACTCCCCGCGCTGCGTCGGGACCATCTGCGCGAGCGGGCCCTCCTGCGTGGCGTCGTACGCGTACTCCACGCCCGCGATCCCGCGCGGCGCGGAGCTCACCCACGACAGCACCGCGTAGTTCGTATCGAACTGCGGCCGCGGCGCGTTCTCCCAGGTGACCAGGCCGGCGGTGATGCCCGTCAGCGAGGCGACCCATGCCGCGAGTGCGGGCTCCGTGGTGGTCAGGTTCATCGGGTCCCCGCCTCCCACGTCACGCTCGCCTTGAGCTGCCCCGTGTCGACGAGGGCCACGCTGGAGCCCTTGCGCGCGATGGTGCTCTCCGCGAGCGGCGGCGGGATGTTCGACGCGATGCGCGCCTGGATCATCGCCGCGACCTTCGCCCCGACGAGGGCGAGGAGCTGGTCCTCCGTGATCTTCCCCGCGACGAACCGCTCCGCGAGCACGCGCTGGAGTCGCGCGATTTCGCCGCGGCGCTCGTCCACGGTCGCACGGATGAACGACCGCTGCGGCACGTGCCCGTCGGCGCTGCCGAACTCGTGCACGGCCGCGACCTCCACGAGGGAGAGCTTCCCCGAGCCGCCGTCGTGGTCCTGCTTCGGTCCGTCGGCGAGGATGCCGACCCGCACCGTGCGCTTCGTCGTCGCGAGCGCGCGCAGGCGCGCCGCCATCGCCTTCGCGCCGCGGTCGGTGTCCGTGACGCGGGTACGCGGCGGGGCGCTCACGTCAGCATCCCCCCGGGCCCCTGCCCGACGGACCACCCGCCCCCGAAGCACTCGCGTCGCAGGAGCTTCAGGGTCGCCATGTAGGTCGTCGAGGGGTCGCCATTGTCGTCCTCGCGACGCGCCTGCTGACCGCCCGGGGAGACGGCCAGCAGGTGCGCGGCGAGGAGCGCCACCGCGTCGTCGAAGCGCGCCGCGAAGCCCGTGGCGTTGGTGCGCCGCGTGGCCTCCGCCAGAGCCGCCGTGACCTTGTCGTCCGAGGTCGCGGCGAACTCTGTGAAGCGCGCTTTGAACGTGGTGGCGGTGTAGGCCACGGAGGTCAGCCCTCCGCGGTGGCGAGCTTCGCCTTCGGGGCGCGCGCGGGCTTCGCGGCCGGCGCGGGGGCCTCGTCGCCGTCGACCTCGGGGGCCGCGGCGACGGGCTCGAGCGCCTTGAGCATCCCGACGCGGAGGAAGACCCGCACGGCGGAGCGCGCCTCGTCGACCTCGCCCTCGGAGCCGGGGGCGATGCCGCAGACGGGCGCGGGGTGGGCGTTGCGGACGCGCACGGTCACAGCCCGTCCACGTAGTAGACGCCGAGGGGCTGCTTCACCGCGGCGCCGCCGCAGAGGCCCTCGCAGGGGATCTGCCACTCGAGGCCCTGCGCCTGCGGGGGCTGCGCCTGGAAGGCCAGCGGGACGATCGCGCCGACCACGTCCGCGCTGCGGACGTAGGACACCGCGCGCGGGCCCGTGAGTCCCGCGTCCGCGGTCGCGAGGAGCGGCCACGGCTCGACCGCGACCTGGCGCCCCATGTTCTTCATCGCGTCGTTGAAGAACTCGAGCACGGTCTTGAGGCCCGCGGTCCCGTAGGGCGTGGTCCCCACGAGCTGCCACTGGGCGACCGGCAGGAGGATCGTGTCCGGGACGAAGACCTCCTTGGAGGCCGTCACCGGGTCGTTCGCGAGGGCGAACAGCTCCGCGAGGAGCTCGAGGTCCGTGAGCCCCGACCACGTCCCGGCGGCGGCGCCGACCGCGACGTTGCTGTTGTTCAGGAAGCCCTTGATGCGGCTGTCGTTGGTCTCGCCGAAGGCGACCACGCTGTCGATCTTGCGCGCGATCATCTTCATCGCGGTCTCGGCGCGGGCGACGTCGAGCTGGAGGTTCATGCCGCGCTTCGCGGCCATCGCGATCTCGCGCAGCTCCTGGGTCGTGTACGCGTACATCGCGCCGTAGGGCTTGATCGCGGAGGTGTTCTCGGTGAGGAACACGTCCGCGCGCGGCAGGTCCTTGCCCCGCTCCGCGGCGGCGGCGGCGCGGCCGACGCGGTCCATCACCGCGAAGGTGTAGGTCTTCGCGCCGGGGTCGATCCCGGGGATGGTCGGGACGTACCGGAGCGCCTTGAGCTCCGTGTACATCACCTCGGTGATGCGCTGCTCGACGTGGTCGAGGGAGCGCGCGATGACGACCTGCTCGCCCGCGTCGAAGCGCGTGGCGAGGGAGGCGTAGCGGGGGGCGGTGTTCATCGTGGTCCTCGTCTCCGTCACGGGACGTTGATCGCGACGAGGGCGAGCCCCGCGCCGCTGGTGGTGGACAGGTAGCGGGCGCCCGTGAGCGCCG